GTTTTCACCTTAAATTGGCCCAAAGACCTAATAGTAATTTTTGTATTACTATTACCAGTAAAGAATCGGTTAGAGTCCGTATCTCTTTGGTTTTGACTGGACCATCGAATTTAGAATCTAAATTCGGTGGGCTCCTAGTCCAAGGTTACTACACCTTAAGTACAATTTCATATATCTCACCATGAGAAGAAATTATATTAAAATTCTATGAAGAATAATGATATTAATATTCCCTCAGGTGGATACATCGAAATACCTTCGTCCATTTTTTAAATTAATATTTAAATTAATTAAAAATCATGGAACTATCTATACAATCAAGTATTTAAAAAGATGTCGTCTACATTGTACAAGATACATATGTGGACAACCTCTCTTTACAAATACAATGATGATTGGTATAGATAAAGAAGGTTGACCAAAAGTTCTCTCTTTCCTAAAGCCATTGGTTGATGGTAATATTTCTTCATTAAAGTATCTATTTACAATCTTAAACTTCACAAGAAGTTGAGATTTAAATAGTAATGAATGAAATAAAATCAAACCTGATTATAAAAGTATAACAGATTCATCAAAAATGAAACTGACTATACCTTCAGGTGTGATCAACCAGTTTGTTAAGGAATTCAGATTGAAATCTGACCATCCATCTTTTGAAAAAACAAAAGATGTTTACTTGAGTACTAAGGCAGGTCCAAATGGTCCTGCAACTCTTAGTTGTCAAGAAGATCTGTTAAATTTTGATTATCCAATGATGGATAAAATATTAAAAATAACAGATGATAATGGTCGTGATTTCTTCTGTAAAAATTATTCAGATGCCTTTAATAAAGGCATAATTCCTTCTAAAGTTAAAACTTTAGGGAAAATTTCTTTTGTTAAGGATCCTGAGTGTAAACTAAGAATAATTGCTATTAGTGATTACTATAGTCAATTATTTTTAAAACCTATCCATAATATTATTATGAATAAACTTAATAATATTAAAATGGATAGAACTTTTACACAAAGTCCTTTTAACAATTGAAATCTGAATAATGGTGAGAAGTTCTGATCTTTAGACTTAAGTTCAGCAACAGATAGATTTCCTGTAGAATTACAGAAAAGACTTTTAGCTAGAATATTCCATATGGAATTAGCTCAAAGTTGACAATCTATTCTGAATTCAAGATTGTTTACTACTCCAGAAGGTTTACAGTTACGTTATGCAACTGGTCAACCTATGGGTACATATTCATCTTGAAGTGTATTTACCTTGACTCACCATTTAGTTGTGTACTATTGTGCACAACTTTGTGGTCTTAAAAACTTTGATCAATATATGATCCTAGGTGACGACATCGTTATAAAAAATGATGCAGTCGCTGAGGCATATATCAGAGTTATTAAGGGTTTAGGAGTTGAATTGTCTCTTCAAAAAACTCATGTATCAAATGATACTTATGAGTTTGCGAAAAGATGAATTCAACCCAAACAGTCAAGGGAGATAACTGGACTTCCATTAGGAGGGTTGTTACGTAATTTTAATAATCCAAATATAGTATTTACTATATTATACGATTATTTTAAAATTAAAAACAACTATATTCCTTTTGGAGCCGATTCTTTAGTAGAATTGGTTAAGAAGATTTATTGTAATCTTAAATTAGGGAATAGATTCTATTCCTTAAATAAGAAAACAATAACATCGTTAAAGAACTTCTCATTGATGTTAGATATAGTTTTTGGTTATTATTCATATGATAAGTTGAGAAACTTATTTAGTATGAATATAATCAACGAAAACTATATGATTCCTGATGAACGGACAATCCTTTTAGAACTTAAAAGGATCCTTTCAAAGGGACTAACATCAAGAATTTTACAGATGAATTCTGCAATATTACAAACTCCTAAGAAGTTACTGGATAAATTCAATCCAGAAACTCAAGAAGATTATAATAATTTGCAGAATAATACTGTGTTCCTTTCCATCTACAACACTATTTCTAAATTTAGAAATATTAAATTAGAAGATCTTGACGATCTTCATAATATTTCTAAGGAAATATGTGATCTTAATATTGAATCAATATTCAATAAAGATAGAAACAAAATTCAATCTTTAATTGAAATTGGTAAAATATTAAAAGATGGGTTCAAACTTGAAAACCAAGTAACTGAAGTGTATTATGGGTCTGCTACTATAACAGATTCATATACTCTTTCAGGTATTGGACAAGTTCTTGTTCGTAATTTACAAACAGTTGAACTTGATCAAGTGGTGAAAGGAACTTACATGAAGCCACAAAGTATGGCAGACATGTGAGCGAAC